TTTCCTTTTCGGTGTTCATTCGGCAATCTGCTCCAGCGGATCAGGTGTTTCCTGCATGACGTCGCCGCCGTCGTCCACGAGATAATCGGAAACGTCAAGACGGCAGAAACGGCCACGAGGTAGGACGTTGTCCATGGAGAGGGTTTGCGAGATGCACTCGATGTATTGCTTTGCGCTGAGATATAAAGCGCGTTGCGACTCTTGGACATTTTGGTATGTCATGCCTGTGCCAGCGTCAGCGCCGACAAGAACTTGTGGCACGTTGCAAAGGTTTGCAAGTTCGGTCATCTGATGCTTACGAGCTTCGACCAACTGCAGCTTTGAAGGGTCAGAATTAAATTCGTGCCACGTCACGGAAGAGTTAAGAGCGCCGATGGCGTTGCGCTGGCGCGCTGCGGCCCACGCTGCGACCAAATCGCTGAGTTCGTCGCCGTCCATTGGCTCAGAGTTCGGCGTTTGCTGAAGATAGCCAGCTGTGATTTCGTTTGACGCGAACCTCATGGCCGCATTATCAAGACGATTAGAAATTTCAATCGCGCGGTTGCCCATTGTCAGCCATGACTGGATAGGCGACAAGAAAGTGATGACGTCCTTCGGATCGAGAGGGATTCCGTTGAACTCAATCTCGGTTGGTGCGCTCCAGTACTGAGGACCTGGCATGTTTGGCAGAGTGACGTCGGCTGCGGGAATCCACTGGAAGGTCAAAGGAAAACCAGTGGTGGACGAGCGAGAGGTCACGACCCAATGGGCGCGACCCAGGAACAGAAGGTCGTCGACCGTCCAAGCGAGGATGAACTGGCGGGTCACCTTTGGATCAGGTCGACCCATCCAAGTTTCACCTGGAATCATCAGCTCTTCGTATTCGCCGTCGTTCTCATTCCAAATAAGTGAGTACTGCTCAATCGGCAAACCCGAAATTAAAGAAACGATGAGATCACGCGCACGAGAAATTGTAGGAATTTGGATTGCTTCTTCTCGACGCCACGAGCCAGTCCACGACCAATAGTTTTGTGTTCCGTTGTAGGACATGCCGACGGCAGCCTTAATCGGTTCAGCAGCGAACGCTGGAGGTGCTGCTTTTGTGCGCGAGAAAATTCCCATCGCTTGGGAGTCTTACACGAAAAACAAGTCTTGTGTGCAACTTTCCAAAGATAAAGAAATCATGGAGAAAAGGCGAACGCTGCTTTGTTTTGACCTTTGGGTTTTCCAGCAAGAGCGACGCTCCACACGAACGCGCGACACAACTCGATTGGTCCTGGCGAGCGCGCACTGCTCAAACTCATGTGCCCCTGATGCCTAACGATTACGGCCCTGTTTACTTGCTCAATTAGTAGCTCTTCACCTGTGTGGCGGGTTTGCCCCGAAAGGATCATTGACCGGACAACGGTTGTCCACTTCTGAAGTTCACGAGTTCCGACAAGAGTTGCTGACGCTTTTAACGATGGCGGGATGTGAACGTCAAGAGCTGCACCGACGGCAATCTGCATTCCCTTATGACGCTTTTTAGATTCCTCTGTCGCGGTCCACAAGTCGCGCAAGTTCTCAACAATGAACTCCACAGTTGTTAAAACTTTGTCGCCTACCTCCACAGATCGGACGCCCACAAATCTTTGGTCGTCTTGTGCGGCCTCAATAGCAAGCCAGCCACCCTCGGCAGGTAACTCGCCCGCGTCGCCCAGCTGCACAAAATGTCCTGCGTCAATCCACGACCGGTGGCCAGCAATCCACAGGTTTACCGACGCACGAAGGAATGCGTTCATGTTTGAACCCTTGGACTCCTCGACGATGGTTTCCATTTCCAGCGTGGTCCCCAATGCGGGGTTACTAAATTCCCACGCTTCAGGGCTCATCGGGTCAAGATCGGCGGGCGGGCTGTATTCGGCGTAATAGAGACGTGACCGTTTGCCCGTGTCAATCTCTGCGATGCCTTTTTCACGCATACGGCGAAACACCACAGACTCGTCGACCGTGCCAGCAGTCGACCAGCAGCTCATCAAAGGATCACGGCGGGCTCGCATTGTTGGAACCAACGCGTCGTCAATGGACTCAGGCGAACAGCCGAACAACTCGTCAACAAAGAGAAGATCAACAGACAGACCGTGACCAGCCGACGGGGTCGCAGCACGAACAATCCACCTGGAGCCAGGGAAAGAACCGTCAGCCGACGCGGGAATCTCGACCGACTGACGGCCGTAAGAATAAATAACCTTCGCGTCGAAATACTCTTCAAGAATCCCCGCCAATGAATTAAACATCTCAGAGGCAAGGTCCAAACGGTGAGCAGTCGACACCACGGTCTGACGCTCGCCCCGGTGCTCAGGCATCTTCAAAAGCCAAAACAAAATAAGCGCCTGGCCACAAATCGACTTTCCGTTCTGACGCGCCACGCTGACTACCGATTGGCGAAACATCATGCGACCATCAGGCTGCAAAGAAAGCTGATCGCCGAGTACGAGCTTCTGCCAATCCATGAGTTCTACCTTGAGAACGTCACGCGCCAGCTGCACAAGCTCATCCAAATAACGACGGTCACCACCCTCCGTGTTCGTGCGCAATCTTGGGTAGGTTCGGACATTTTGCACCCCATCTCGGGAAACCCTTGCTGTATATGGGTCGGATACAGAATAGGAAGAGTTCGGGGTGTCGGAGCGAGCGGAATCCAAAAATTTTGAACGCTGTGCGTGGTCGGCGTCGCGTTGGGCTTCGAGTTTGCCACTTGTCTTTGCGTTGACGTGGCGGGCTCCGAGTCTTGAGTTGCAGGACTTGCATAGGACGCGGCAGTTGTCCAGGGTGTTGGCGTCGTGGGGGTTGGGGAATGTGTCGACGGGTTTGATGTGGTCGATGGTGTTTCCTTCTCGGCCGCAGATGGTGCAGGTGGGGTCTTCGTCGAGGAGTTGTTTGCGTATGCGTTTGTAGGCGGTGGAGTTGTAGGCGGGGGCGGAGTGTTTGGTCATGATCGTTTCTTTCTAACGCCCTTGCGCTTGCGCGCTGCGGTTGTTTTCTTGTGTGTGGTTAAGTTCTGCGCGGTGATTGCCCCCCGCAGTTTTGAGATGTCTCTCATGGTCGCCGGATGTAAACACCAGTGGACGGTCACCATTCGCATTTGTGAAGTTTGGACTCTGTACGCCAGCTCTAAGGCATGACGCTCTAACGACGTCCCCGTCGATTACACCTGCTGAGTACAACTCCCAACGAGGCCGTGGTTCTGATCTGTTGTGGGCGGACATTATCAGGTGCTAACTATGTCGCGCCATGATTCGACCGATTGTTGACGGGTCGCCTCTGTAGTAGCAGTAGTTGATTATCTGTGCTATCTCACCTGGGTAAAGCGGTGAAAGGTTCGGCTCACCGTCTTCGTTCTTTGTTCCGTCGTTGTATCGCTCATCGTTTAACCACTTGTGGAACACCTGCGGATTGACGTCAATAGGTTCGGTCGAGTCTTTACTGCGGTAGTGCTTGCAAAGTTTTATTATGTGCAGGCGTCGAGCGTTTGCAGCTTCCATTACTCAGGTCGCTTTCCAAGTCGAGCGGCGATGAGGTCAATCATTGACGGCCTCCACACGTAGTACTCAGCCCACGGTTTCACAGCGTTAGCCCACATGACCTGAGCAGGTGTGAGCTTTGTGTTCTCAAGTTTTAACTCAGCAAAGATAAGACCACGGTCCCGGTGAGCAAGTACCAGATCGGGAAAGCCCTTGCCGTCTGAACGCCACACACCTCCACGCACTTGATGAGGTTGAGGGTGGAAGACCATCCACGAATTCATCTTTGCGATGTGCTCGACCTTGTCTTGCCAAATGCGTTCGGTTGCTTCGCCTGCCATCACACGCCTCCAAGGATGCGGCCAAGTTCGGCGGTGCAGCTGGTCAGTTCACGCTCTAGGCGTTTGAGGTCGCGGTATTGCTCTTCCATCATTTTGACCATCGGCAGAAGATTGGAAACGTTGACGTTGAATGTGAGAATCCCTTCCGGGTCCATGTGTTCGACAACGCGTTCTATGGCTGGGAGAAGGTGGCGGTGCATGGAGCAGTAGCCAACGGTCTCTGATTTGCAGGTGTAGAACGGGCAGAGTATTGCCTTACCCATGACGGCCTGCCAGCCAAATGCCCAGGGCAATCATGGCAACGCTGTGAGACACGAAATAGACGAACTCAATCATTTGGTGCTGCTTTATTTATTTCAGCCTGTAGAGCCTTCTGCAGTTCAATAACTGTCAAGGCTTTGTCTGTGTTGTCCATTGCAGTTCGGGCGGTTGTACGCCAAAACTCAACCTGTGCGGTGAGCCAGTTGACCTGCTGGATCAGGTCGTCGATGTAGTCCTTCATTGTTCCTGCGTCCATTAGCCCCTCCTTGAGATGATGATGCTGCCAATGCTGGCAACTATGGCAATTACATTGCAGACGATTGTGATTGTGAGGAGCATCAGAATGGCTCCTCTTCGCCTGGCTCGGATAGGTCGTCTTCGTGTGTGGCGACAACTGGATCAGGTGTGCCCTTAGGCGGCCAAAACGCTTTAGCGTCCTTTCCTCCTGTGGTGGCTTTGAACCACGGGCGCTTCGTGCCTGCTACCTGGTCACGGTTGTCGTACACCTCTGTCACGCCTGCTTGGAAGGCGTCAAGGACTAACCAGTCAGGCAAGTCACCAAACTGATTTCCTCGCACCCTCACCCCGTTTGCTTCTGCCATTGCGGAAGGCTTTAAATCAGGGAAAGCGGTGCTGGAGCGTGGAAGATAGCCACGGCTCGCCGCTGCTGTTCTTTCAACCTTGCTCATCTCTTCGCGGCTGGCGCGCTTTGAGACGTCATTGCCTGCCATGCCTGCGTTAGCCAGGGCACGACCGACAGCTGATGTTTCACAGTTCTCGACGTGGCTTGTGCGGTTGACGTTGCCAGCGCCTCGGACTTCTTCTGCATACCCGGTGGCGATGCAAACATCTTCAAGCCACAGCTCTGCACGGATGACACAAATGTCAGAGCCTGGAACGGAAACCATGTGTGTGATGGTGCGCCCGTTTGGGTTCTTCTCCAGCCAGCGTGAGTGACGCGCTGCTACTGGTTCGTAATCGTCAAGATTAAATCCCATTTGCGGCCGCCTTCTTCGCTTCGCGCTTCGCTCTCGCTGCAGCTGCCTTTTCTTCTTTCAAACGTGCCTGCTTGATAATCCACTTACGAGTGTCAATCTCATCAGCCATCGCAAAACGGATTGCATCTGAAAGACGCTTGATGTTAAAAGTTTTGTCGTTGCACGACACCGTCTGTCCGATTAGCGATTCGAGGGCTTCAATGTCCTCCGTCGGCAACTGGACCGAAACGGTCTTGGATGGTTTCTTCATTATTTTTTTCTCCTGGTTTATTTTTGGGATGAGACACGCCAGTTAGACGCACCCTTGCCACCGTTCCAGAGGACGGCTGCGACTTTTAAGTTACACGAAAGGACTCTCAGGCTTTTAACCACTTCGCGAGCCGGGCGATTACAAGTGCGAGCCGTGAGCGTTCTCCAGCTGCTGTTGATTTGGAGAGCCCCGATATCTCTAGACCCGTCTCCGTTTGGTTTAGAGACAACGTCCACGATGCATCGACTCTCGCGCCATGCGAGGCGGTCGAAGACCGGAACGGGTAGGCCGTGCAAGCGGAACATGGCGTGGAGCTGCGGGCATTTCCACTGGGGTGCAGCTTGTACTTGCATGGGCGGGATAAGTACGGCGAATAGTGCGAAGCACAACACATAGCGTTTCAAACTTCTCTTCTTTGTTAGAGGGATAGGTCAGGCTCGTCGAGCCATAGATCTTCGTCTTCGAAGTTCCAGTCGTATGGCGGGTCTTGCCAGTGTGTCTCAATGTCTAGGGCTTGATACATGCCGTAGATGAGGCACGAAAAAAAGGCTAGTAGAGGAACGGTCACTAAGAACATCATCCGAGCGCCTTCCTTCCTTCGTCGGTAATGGTGCAGACCTGCATGGCTGAGCCAGCGCTAGACAGCCTTGTAACGCCCGTAGGGGCGATTAAACCCTTGGCGCGTAGTTCGCTGCACCGTTTCCAATAGCAGCACTTAGGACGGCTTAGAAGCCCCGAGAACAGTCCAGCCTCCTCATCGGTAAGGCCGTCTCTGTGGGCGTATTCTGCGAGCAGCTGCATCGCCTGGGTGGTTCGGCGGGGCTTTACATCGCCAGCGCCTTGGACTGAGGTAATTGGATCAGCACTGCGGAACAGTGGCAAGTCTTCAAACATTGTTTTCTTCTTTCTGTCGCCTGGTACGACTCCGTCAGAATATAAAACTTTTAGCGAGAGGTGGTGGATGGGCGATGAAGAAGACACCCACCCACCTGGCAAGGCGGGACTACCAGGACCCGCCGAGCGTTCTTAAAGGGCTTTGGCTTTGTCCCAAGCGGCGCGGACTGCTTTAGGGTCGTCGGCCATGCGGGGAGAAATTTCCCAATGGATCCACAGCCCGCCTGGTCCACCATTGTCGCGGGCGGTCCAAGTCTTCCAGCCTCTGCCGACTCTCCAGCCACGGCCGTATCCCACAGCTGGACCGTTGCCGTCGACGTCGAATAGGTAGTCGTGAATTTCTTCTACCTCGAATAGTTCGGCGTGGGTCTCAAGCCACTTGATTATTTCAAGAGCTGACTTGCGGGTCTTTGGCATGGTGTCCCCCGCGCGAGCGGTGGCGTGAACGCTCAGGTTGTTTGAGCCTCTCATGTTGCGGACCACCCATGTTCCCAAGTTCTTGCTTTCAAATCTTTTGCAAAGTAAACGCTGGAACAGTTCTGTCCCTTCGCGCTTGCCTGAGGCAGCACCGTCTTTCGTGCCGGTGTACTTACGACTCATCTTTAAGTTCCTTTTTGACCAGATCAACGACAAGCTTGTCGAGGTCTTTGCCTGTGATTTCTTCCGCTTTTTTTTCGTAGCGGATCAGGGTCTTAATGAGGGCTTTGAGGCGCTTCATGTTGTTGGTTCCTTTGGTTTTGATTTAAGACCATTCGCACTCAATACCCCCGCCAGCGAGCCTGTCATGAATACGCAAAGCGTGGACACAAGGTCAATGAAAGCGGCGTCATTGGGCGATTGGTTTGAAATTGGCTGCGTAATAAAGATGAGCGCGTAAAGCATTGAAAGCACTGACGCTGCAAAAACAACAGCCAGGGTGATGCCAATTATGAAGATGAGCCGTGCGTGAATCTCTTCGGGCGTGTGGCGCTTTTCAGGGTGCTGGCGTACTGACGGGGGCATCTATTAGGTCTTTCGTGCATGTGCCTGAGGCGTCGCATAGCGGCGGTTGGCATTCGGGTGCTTTCCAGTTTGCGGGGTCTTGGCAGGGGTAACGGTATTTGCCATCCCAGCCACAACTACTCACGGCTAATGCAAGGCTCATTGTGATGAGCAGCGCTTTCATTAGTTGCGGTAGCCGTAAACGCGGACGGTTCCTGTGTAGGTGGCTACGTTTCCACTGGCAAGTATTCGGAAACCCGTAGCACTGTAGTTTTCGGTTTGTTCTCCGCCTGATACATACCACTGAAAGTTTGATGCTCCTGTGTAAACAGACTCAGATGAGTAGCGAGTTGTGGCAGTTTCAAAGGGTCTGTAAAAGTTAACGGTTGAGCTTCCACTTAAGGTTTGGCCAGCTAATCTCCACCCGTCTGCTCCAGTTGCGCCGCTGTCAGCGGAAGCTGCTCCGGATGATGTACTCACATATGCAGCACGACTGTAGTTGACGGTCTTTGGAGTTGAGCCGTTTAACAACTGAATATTTGTGTACTGACCAGTCACCGAGGAAGCAAGTTGAATGATTGCAAAATAGTTTTCGTAGTCAGCGCTAAAAACGCCAGTTACATCACAGTTAGAAGCTGAAGAAAAAGTCTGTGTCTTAATGAGCCAACTCGAAACTGCGTTCATGTCTTGGGCGCGGAGGACTTCCCCAGCAGAAAAGTTTGGAAATGTCATTATTTGTCTCCTTTAGAAACTGAGAAGGTTGTTGTCAAGAGTACCGAAGATTGGGTCATCTAGGGTGAGATAGGCGTTGCCGTCGGTGGACTCAAATGTGTAGGTGATGATGTGGCTGCCAGGTGTGATGTTGTGGTTAATGCCGGTGACAATCACGGTCTGGTCGACGGAGGTTGGGGTTCCTACGGCGAAATGTTTTACCACGTTGCAGACGTCTGTTAGATCAAGATTAAGACAGAGGTTTTGCTTTGTTGTGTCAAGTGCTAGCAGTTGCGTGGAAAGACCTGTAAATCGAAGCTGAGGCTGCTTGTACTTTCCTAAAAGATAATTACCTAGACCTTCAAGCTCCGTCGTGGTCGAGTTAAGCAAGTCTGTTTGGCTGTATGTCTGCGCTTGGTACTGGGCCACAGAGTCGGTGTCGGTTGCAGTAAACGGACCGCCAGCTGGACCTTCCGTCACAATGACGTTGTAAAGAAGTTCATCGCCGAATTCGTTCATCAGTGTTTGGTATCTGATGCCTGCAGAGTCATCGCCAGTGAAGGTTGCAGCCGAGATTGGGTTCAGGATTTGCGATCTACCTTTAAAGGTCAACGTGCCTTCTGCGGACATAAACAAATAGCCCTGTTCGGCGTTCGTGACGTCTTGTAAATAATTTAAAACTGAAGTGCCCTGTTGGACACTGAAGTCAACGCTAGATGCTGTTGCTCCTAATGTTGAAGAGCCGACGGCGATGCTTCGCGACCCTTGATACAGCACCTCCCCGTAGTTAAGCACGCTGTCAATGCGTGTGCCTGTCTGCTCTGCTACGACGGTGTGATCCGCGAGGGTTGCGCTAGCCAAGACAGTGAAGTCGTCGGCGCAACTGGCGTACACAATGTCGTTGTTGCCGAGGTCGTAGTCGACGTTCCAGTCTTGAATGACACCGGTATAAATCGGGATGCCGTTGGCAAGAATTTGAATGGGCAAACGCGGAACAATGCCGGTCATGTTGGCGCTGGTATTCCAGTAGGGGCTCGACGTGTTCAGCGGGTCTAGGGCTCTTGACTTATTCCAAAAAGACACCGTCGCTGTGCCTGTGTTGAATTCCTGCAGCTGGCGTGAACGGCCACGGTTGATGTTGACCGACTGCACCAATGTCGTTAGGTCAGCAAACTGGATACCGCCAAGAGTGCCAGTGTCTAACTTGCCGTAGACGGCGTCGTCCAGCTGGAAAGGCTGACCAAAGTTCGCTGTCGTTTGGAAGCCGACTAGCACCTGGAGGATGGGCGCACTCATACGCTGACGAACACCTGACCGGACACGCGCTCGGCGTTTTTGATTGCCTCGATAATGTCACGGCCCACTTGAGCAGGGTTAGACACAAGTCCTGCGTTGACGGTGATGCTGTACTGGTTGACTTGCCCCTGGTTGGCTGTTGCAGTCCCTAGAGCCGAGCCAAGGAACGCATTGGCTGTGGAGAGCCCAAGCGAGTTAGCGGACGCTGAAAGCCCTGCCAGCCCCTGATTAAGGTCTTCCAGTCTGAGGGAGGAAGTACCGCTCAGCATTTCGTCGGTGACCTTTACACCCGCAACAGGTCCTAGGTTAATGAGCTGTCCAAGACCCTCACGCGAAAGACCGACACTCGTCAACAGCTCAAGGTTTGCTGCAAATCTCTTAGCGTTTGCAATCTGGTCGGCAAAGGCTTTGCCGTAGTTCTGATTGGCGCGGTTGGTTTGTGCAGTCGAGACGGCAGTTTCAGCAGCTGCGACATCCAGCAAAGCCTGCGCGTAATCCTCAGCGTCTTTGGTGGGGTCGGTCTTGGCAAGTTTGGCGTAAGCCTCGGCACGGTCACGAAGCGATGCCTGGAGAGCGCCTTCTGCGTCGTCTTGTGTACGGACAGCGTCAGCAAGTGAAACCATTGAGGTGATTGATTCGGAGGTGGTTCGTGCGAGCGCATCAAATTCGTCTTGTGCTTTTTTGAGGCTGTCGTTGACTGTGTCTAGGGAGGTCTGCACACGCTCGCGCAGAGTGTCGGCGTATTCCTTTGCCTTTTGCTTTGCCTTGTCTTTGGCATCGGTGTTTGAGCGTTGAGCCTTTTCGTTGTCTTTCAGTACAACCGTCTCTTTGCTCATAAACATGTTCTGCAAACGAAGAACGCGCTCAAAGTCATCTGTAGCGTCGGTCGCCCCTCTGATTTCTTCGGCGTAATTGCCAATCAATTTGTTTGCAATTTTAAAAGCGTCTAGCTGGAAAACATGGTTGACCACCATGCCAAGCACTTTGTCGAATTTGCTGTTGCTTTTTTCAGCGTTGAGAGCTTTGTCTGAAACATCAGCCAGCACCGTGACATAGTCGCCAAGAACAGGAAGGATTTTGTAGCCCACAGTTTCGTAGGCGTTGTCTAAAGCGATTTGAAGTTTCTTCATGCCTCCATCCGCAGAGGCAGCAGCTGCATCAGACGCACCAGCAAATCGGACCCGAAGTTCATCCTGGATGGCTGAGAGGTCTTTGGACTTAACGGCTGCGGCGCTGAGAGGAATTCCCAAACGAGTTAATGCGGTCATGGAACCCGTTTGGGCACGACTCAATGCAATCGTGACACTTTGCAAATCACGTCCGGTCGCCGCACTTATGTCAAGCGCCAAATTTAAAAGGTCCTGAGCCTTAGTGACGTCGCCAGTAGCTCGGACGAGGTTCCCCAGGGCTGGACGAAGTTCGTCGTCTGCGACGGCTTTTTGCATTTCCATTCGCCCGATGGTTTCTTCCATCGCTGCAATCTGCTCAGTGTTTGCCGAGGTGTTGTTACGAACCGCCAGCTCTAACTGCTCTTGCGCTTTTTGATCCTCAGCAGCAGCCTTTACAGCCTTGCCCAACTGGTCAACGACAACACCGACAGAGAGCGCTCCAGCGAGGCTTGACTTAGCCAAAGCGCCTAGCGAGGCTTGACCCTTCTTGACGCCCTTATCGTCGAAGGTTGTGACGAATGGAAGAAGGATGTTTGCCACGATTAAAAACCTTTGTAGTTGCTGTTGAATTTGGTGGTCACGCCAGTGAGGATGCGCTCAGCTGCTTCGATGAGTTTCGGCAGGTGCGACTCTGCACCAGGCCACATGTAGCGCGAGCCACCCTTCTTGCCTTTGCGTTCGCCGTCCTTGTGGGCTTTGTCTTCTTTGGCAAGGTTGGTGTTGAAGACCGTCTGAGGGCTCTGAGAGCCCGCCTGGTCGTAGATAGCGCCCGCAGGGTTGGCTTGATAGATGCTCATGATTGCGTACTGTGTACGCCCCATACGAGCCTTGCGATTCGGACCGCCGAACTTCACTCGGATGCCACGAAGAATGTCCGTCTTACGCCAGCGAGTCTTCCCGCCACGGCCACGGATCAGTTCGCCCTTGGTGATGTTCGAATCATTTGAATTATTAAACGGTTCCACGTCAGGGTCAAGCCACAGCAAGTAAGACTTAATGGACTTGATGGCGGGCTGAGCTTCTTTTCTCATGTCCTTCTTCATCTGCTTGATGAGTTCAGGCTGCACCTTCTTAATCGCTTTTAAGGCTTTCTGAATGTCAGCGTCGGGTTTCATAACTTTGACTGCCATTACTTCTGCCTTTCTTTAAGAGTGTGTGAGAGTGTGCTGATCAGGGTCTGAGGCATGTCCTTGAGGTCGCTCCACGGGATGCCTGCCAGTATCAGTCCGGCGATGGCTCCGTGGTAGCCGTCACGCCAAAAGGGATGGACCTGATTTCGTAAGACACGCCTTTGACTTCGTTCTTAAACATTTCAATATTTGAAACGTGGCCCAGCTGCTTCATTGCTAAATATCCGAGCGTGACCAAGTACTCCATTGAGAGGTTCTGATCCATGGCTTTGATAATTGAAACGGTGTGTAGGCGCTCAAATTCGAGGATGCTGGAAACGGTGAGAACAGACGTGTGTTCGCTGCCATCCACCAGCACGGTGGAGATGACTAGCTCAAACATCAGGCTACGGCTGCGGTGTAAAGGCCACCAGCGAAGGTGATTGCACCAACGGTCGCAAGGTCGCCCACGGCCCCCATCACAGGACGGTATTCGGACATGAGCGCCGAGGTCACAGTAAAGAGTGGATTACTTGCGCCTGTTGCAGCCGAGGTTGGCTTCACTGTCACAGTTGTTGGAACACCAACGAGAGCTGTGAGTGTTGCGTGAACCTTGCTTGTTGCGAAGTCCTGGTTAAAAGAAATCGTGACTGTGTTGTTTTGGATTCCACCAACGAAGGTGTGGCCGTTGGTTGAGGTTGCGCTCATAGCGGTGGACTCAACAGAGTCGACAGCCTGCACAACTTCCACGTTGGTGACGTAGGTCGTCAAGTCAATTGAGTTGACCGTGACGGTGATGTCTTTGTTTACATAAATAGCCATGGTTATTCGGCCTCTGCTTCCTTGGTTGTTTTGGTTGATTTGGCTGGCTCAATGTGCCCGCCTGCGATAAGAGCCTCTACGGAGCAACCGTCGAGTTCCTCATCAGTAATGGAGTCTCCGACTTGCTTGCCTGAGACGTTGTCTGCAATGACTTTATAAGTTGCCATTTGTTCCTTATGGGTAAGCCACCCACGGCACGGTGACCGTGTAGGCGGGGAGTTCTTGACCACCTGCGGAGTACACAGTTGGTGTCGCGGATGTTGCCGACGTTGCAGAGATTACTAAATCCATCAGATCGAGTAGCGGGATAAGCGAGTCAAGGTTGCCCGGTGGAGGCATCACAACATTCACAGGAAATGACAGCTCTAACTGGTTAGTGGTGGAGCGGCTGATTTCGGGTGGGTCAATGACGACGACACCTGGGCGAATGTTGCGCGAGTCTGAAACGACCGTGATACCAGCGTTAGTGAGCGTGGTGACCAGGCGAAGACGCGCGTCGTTGATTGCACCCATCAGGCAACCTGTGCCCTGTTGCATCCCCACAAACGAAGAATCTCACCCATCGCCACAGCTGGCGTTGCGGTCTGCATGGATTCGTAGGCGCTAAAAGAATCGTAGGACGCAGTTCCGCGGGCCCTATAAAGCCCGCCCGCATACATGATTGTTCCAAGCTTGACATCTGCACTTGGAACCGTCGCAAGTGCATCGGTGTAACCGCTGGACCTTCTGCGACGGAACGCAAGCGCGTTAGCGGCCTCCGTGCAGACCGTAACGAAAGCAGTGTCATTAGCGGTGGCTGGCGAAATGCCAAGCCAATCTAAAACATTTTGATTTGTAATCCAGGTGCAAGACGGCGTGTAGCTAATTGTGCCGGTAGCAACAGATCGAGGAAGGTCGTCGCCTTCGTCAAGAAAAATGATTTGGTTTTCTCTGATGACGTTGTAGTCAAATTCGAGGTCGCCTTCGTCAGTTTGACCTAGATACTCGTAGGGCTCTGTGGAGATAACCAGGTGGCTACCGTTGAGGTTATGTCCCGAACCTGCAACGGTAACCGTGTCCTGAGTTTGGACATCTGTGTCAACAAAGGTCTGCAGAACTACGACGCCATTTAACCGCGTATGGAAAGCGAGGTTGAAAGTTGCCATTGTTCTGCAGTCCTACTAGTCGATGCTTTAAGCCTGTGTGATCTTGCGGATCATGCCAGGGATAGCAGCGAAGGTTGACACGAAACCATGGAAACTCATGGTTCTTCCGAGGACCGATGGGTTTTCGATACTCATCAAGCCACGGATGGATTCGAAGAATTCGAAGGCATCGCCTTGGCCCTGACCGACGCGAGTGATGACCATGGTCTTCGCAGCGAAATTGCTGTCCACGACCAATTGCAACCCGAGTGGGGTTCCGTTCCAAGAAGACGCAGCTGCGTTTCCGAGTGCGTTCTGACCTGTGAGTCCTGCACCGATGAATGGGAACACTGGGCGACCAGTTGTGTCGGCAAGTTGACCGAGCTGACCCCATACGTCAGGAGAGACGAACATGTGGGTTGGTGTCCAGTTACGGCCGTTGGAGATGTCGACTGCTGAGTCGTAAACGCTCTTGAGAAGGTCTGCGACTGTGCCGTCCCAAACGCCTGAAGAGGTTGCTGCGGTGAGCAAGTTGTCGCTGCAAAGATTGTCCGAAGCGATCATGTATTCGCCCATCAAGTCATTCAAGATAAGACCCATTGCTTCGGGGCTCGTGAATGAGATGTCTTGTTGGGAGAGGGTCACTTGCCCAGCCAATGTGGTCTTGCTAACCGTATTTGCGGCAATAACCATTGTGGTTGCTGATGCAGCGGTGAGTTCTGTCTGTGCAGCAACGCTTGTGTGCGTTGTGATGGTTGGACGAACAAAGGTCTTCTGCTGTCCGTTGTCCGGATAAGCGCGAGCGCCCACGGCTTCGACCGTCGGCCTGAGGAAGTTCAGATCCTGGACCAATGGACCGAGCACTGGCACAGGGAGCAAACCTGGCGTGTCAGTTGTAAGAACGTCGCCAGCTGCAGCCTGAAGAGCTGTGCGCTGTGAAGCGGAGAACTCAGCAACTGCCTTGTTCATGTTTGCAAATGTGTCGCCACCGATGTGGTAAGCGGCCATGAACTCACCTGCTGAAGGGAGAACAAATTCTCGCTTTGGCTGTGCGCTAATGACGTTGGTTGGGACAGCGGCCTCAACCACTGCTGGGGTTTCTTGTGTTGCCACTGCTGGTTCCTCCTCGGAATCTGTTGGTGTGGGTTCTTCTGTTTCTTCAGGCTCAGCTGCTGCTACTTGAGCAACCTTTGCCGTAGCAAAAGCGCCGAATGGAAGGAGTGATAATTCCATCCAGCGCCCTGCCTTCACGATCATGACGTTCTCATCGTCGGTGCCGACTTTGCCGAACGTGTAATCAACTGGCTCGACGCCAACTGACACTGAATCGTAATACTCGCCTGGACCAGCCATAGCGAGGACTTCATCGCGGGCTGTGCCCGGTCCGACTCGTGCGGCGAAGAGCATGCGCTCTCCGTCGTCTGTGCGCTCAAACACCATGCCCAAAGGCTTTTCAGGTGAGTGGTCAAGCATAAACTTAGGTGCAGGTCCGTCGGTGGGAAGGGAGCCAGGGAGGAACTTGACACGCTGACCGCTTGACACGGTGGCGATTGTGTTCCATTCCACGGCTACACCTTCCACGGTGCGCTTGGGGGTCCCGTCAGGACCTGCGGCATTTACGCTGAACGAGCCAGCGGATAAATCAAGTTTCATAGTTTCCTTTTCG